TTCCCGAATTTTTTTAAATAAAATTTAAAACTATCCGGAGACGAAGTTAAAACTTCATTTTTTACTACGGAAGAGCCGTCGATATAAGCTTGTCTCTCGACAAAAGTATTTCCTGCCGTGCTATCCGCAATTTTTACTTTGATTATCATATTTTAAGTTGGAATTGTAATTGATTAACGATCGCCGACCCGATCTTTTGAGCTACATCTTCTTCTCCGAGAAAAGTATTTCCCGAAAGATTTATAGTAATTCCTCCACCTCCGAGAGAGTTATTCGGAATAATTTGTCCGGTTGCGTTAGGAGAGAAAAGTTCTGGCCCACGTTCGCCGACGAGATAATAATTTCCCGCGTATACGCTACCTCCCGAAGCTCTCGCTCCTCCGTAAGAAACCGATCCTCCACCTCCTCCGCTTGAGAATACGTTAGCTATCGCGTTCGCCGCACTTCTCGCGAGTTCTATAAGTTGATTTATTCTTCCGATTACGCTATCGATCCACCCCATAAAAGTTTGAATAGCAGAATTTGCCGTATTAAAAGCCCAAACGAGACCTTCCGCGATCAATTTAATCAATGGAGAAAGAAGTTCTATAAGCCAAGAGAGAGCTTTCGCGATCGCGGTAAGAGTTACGATAAAAGCGGTAAGAGCAACGATTACAGTTCCTCCGATTACTACCGCGAGAAGTTTTAATAACGGCATAAATACCGGCTCGATTATATCCCAAAGCTCTTTAAACTGCGCCCAAAGATCTTTTAGAGTATTCCATAGAAGGCGAAAAACAGTGTCTAAAAACGTCGCAATTTCTGACTTGGAGAAAGTATCCCAAAGATTAGAAACGTAAGCTATAAGCTCCAAAACTGCCGTTTTAACAGTATCGAAAGTAGTCTTTAGAGTTGCAAAAATCATATCCAATCCTCCCGCTTGAGTTGAGATCCCTCCGAAGATCGCGACGATCCCCGCAAGAGCTAAAGTAAACGGATTTATTACCGCGATTATTGTCGGTAATACAAGCCCGATCGTGCCGACCGCCAAAAGAAGAGCGGAAACTCCGGCAACGACTGCTAAAATTGTAACAGTAAGCTCTTTATGATTTTCGATCCAAGTTTTTACTATTTCTACGATCGGAGCGATCTTTTCTAATACTTGAGCGAAAGCCGGAGCTAAAGCTCCTCCTATCGCTTCGGAAATATTCCCGATCTGGACATCTAATTTCGCCATTTGTCCCTCGAGACCTCCAAGAGCTACCTCGTTAGTATATTTAAGATTTTGAGCGAAGCCCTCGTTAATAGCTTTCACTTTTTCCATTTCCGACCCGAATTTTATAGCTTGAATTTGAGCTTCCGAGAAACGAATTCCGGATTTCTCTAATACTCCGAATTGTCCGTTTAAAGCTTTCGCGATCATATTCGCACTATCTGCTAATTGATCTCCCGAAGCTTTAACTCCGAATTGATTAACGGCGAGATCTGCAAGAGATCCTCCGAGACCTCTAACGGCTTCGTTTGAAAGCCCGAAAGTTGAGAGTTGAGCGAGACCCATTTTAATATTATCCCCGTCTAAAACTCCCTTTCTTTCGAGACTATCCGCGAGATCTTCCGTCGCTTTTAATTGAGCTTCGGTTGCGTGAGTTACGTCTATTACTGCGTGTCGAAGTTGAAGAGTAGATTTCTCCGCGTCCGCAAAATCTGAAATAGTTTTAATAGCGATCGCGGAAACCGCACCAAGCCCAATAGTTCCGGCTGTCGCCATAGCTTTGAAAGCAGGTTCGAGAGATTTCGCTCCCTCTGAAACTTTATTTAATACCGCGGAAGCTTCGTCTCTTGCTTTGATTATAACTTCTAATATTGCGCTTTTGTCCATATAAATAATTATAGCACGAAATAAAAAAAAGCCGGAGTTAAGATCCGACTTTTTAGATTTGAGACGACGATATTCTTCGCCTGTTTAGATAGGATCACCTCCTCTCGCTTCCGTTAGAGAAATCGAAGCAAAGTTGCCCGTTCTCTTCGATGAAGTAAAATGAAAGTTGCATTTCCTACCTCCTTTCCGACGCCTTTAGTCTCTTTCCGGCGTCTTTGCCTTCGCTTCCAATTCCTCCGCTGTCATTCCGTTTCCGAAATTTAAAGCTCCGAAGCCGATAGAAGTTTCATCGATAAAGATTTCGATATCGTTATCGCATAATTTACGAAGAGCTATATTTCTCTCTTCTTCCGTTGCCGGTTTGTCGATAGAATTTCCTCCGCTAATTTTCTCCTTTCCGTCCTCGAATAATACGAAAGTAAAAGCTAACATTTCCGCTCCTTCTACTTCTGCTAAATTTGTTATTTTAAGTTGTTTCATTTTTTTGATTATTATTATCCGGATTATTTTCCGTTTTTTCGGCTGATATTTGAAGCGATATCGTTTCAATTAACCAAGCCGGTTGATTTATAAATTCTTCGAAGCTCCATTTCATTTCCCGACATATCGTCGCGATAAATAGAGCTTCGGCTTCCTCTACTTCTTCCGGAAACGAAGGCGAGATCCCCGCTTTCATTTTCCGCAAAACGTAGTCTATTCTTTTTTTTTATCGTCAAGCCCTGCGACCTTTGAAATTTCCGCGATAATCTGATTAGAGATCGTCGCCGGAAGCTCCAAAATTCGCTCTCCTACGTTTTCTCCCGAGCCGTCGAGATTTACTACAATCGTTTTGATTAAGTAATCTTGAGCTTTGAAGAAAGTTTCGGAATTTATATTCGAAGCGTCGATATTTTGATCGCGATCGACTTTGATCGATCCCATTAAAATAGCTTGATAATCTCTATTTTCTTTTCCCGTTAAATAGGAAAAAATTTCGAGACTATGTCCTCCGATATCTAAATTTCTTTTTTCTCGTTGCATATATTTTTTAATTATTTCTAATAATAAATCTATTATAGCATATATAAAAAAAGAGCAACATTTCCGTTGCTCTCTTTTTAGCTTTTTAGTAAGAAGCCGTTACGTTTCTAACTACCGCGACGATAGATTTCGCGTCCGCGAGAGAATAATATCCTTTGAATTTTAGAGCTTGTTTAATAAAGCCGTTATTATCTTGAGAGTTAGCTACTTCCATAAATTCTACTTTATAAAGAGTTAGAGCGAAACTTGGATTTGTAGAAACTCCGATCGTTTTAGCTGTATTCGTGAAAGTTGCGGAGAAAGCTTTAGCGTCGCCGTTAAGTAGCATATCCGTATAAGAATAATCGTTAGCAATAATCTCGAGAGAGCCTTCGATTACGAATTGCTTATTTAAACGATCCGAAGCCGAGACGTTTCCGATAACTTGATCATCTTCGATGTTCTTTTTAATAGAGATCTCGAATTTCTTAACTTCTACCGGAGACGCCGCACCCAATCCCGCGACGTTAGTAGCTACTTTTATAACTCCGTGCTGTGGAAGAAAAGTATTTTGCACGTTTGAATAAGAAGGAGTATAAGCAGATCCTACCGCGACTTTACTATTTGCGCGATATTTCATTTTATACTCTGCGTATTTATTGATCTCGCAAGAGAGAGCGAATTCTGAAACCATACCAAGAGAATAAGAGAAGCCGTTTCCAGTATTTGGATCTTTCATTCCGAGAGTAAAAGAAGGGTGTTGAGCAGATTGTAAAACATTGAAAGTGTGATCGTAAGCTCCGGCTTGTCCGGCAACCGCCGCAACCGAGTTAGATCCGAGAGAGAGTTTCATTAACAATCCGAGACTATCCGCGTCTACGCGTCCACCGAGTTCGCCTTCCGAGAATTTTTGAGTTACTTCTCCTTCGAGACTATCCTCTACAACTCCGACCGAGCTTTCGTCGTCTATACGTTGCACTTTGTCATCGTGCTTCATAGACATTTTAGGAAACCAGAAAGTTGGAGCGACCGCTGTCCCTCTCGTGCTTTCTACTCCCAGTCCGATATGATTTAATCTTGCTATAAATTTTGACATAAATTATTTATTTTTTTTTGTTAATATTTCTTTTAATTTTTCCTCCGCTTCTACTTGATTTTCGGCTTCGATTACGATCCCGTATTCTGTAAAAGTAAAGGTTTTTTTCTCTACGTTTTCCGCTTTAAATTTTTTATTTTGATAATCTTCTTTTTTTATCATATATTTATTATAGCATATTTTAAAATAGTCTACACCATTAAAATAGCTTGTTTAGTAGTAAGATTTAAATATTGAGCTTTCGCGATCCCGTTCGGGATTACTACGATCTCTCTCCTCCCTACTGTTGGAATACAATAATCGACAGTATTTCCAAGAGAATAATCTTTCTCGATCTCGAAAGTAATTTCATCGATTAGATTATCGAGAGTTGTAGTCGCTTCTTCTTCGGAAAGCCCGTTCTGATCGCTTTGATCTACTAAAATAACAAGTTGAAAAGTTATCGCGGACATATTTTCCGCGTTAGTAAGAAAATCGTTAGCTTGATTAGAAATATCCATAATTACAGCGGGATATTGTGAAGGATTACTTTCATTATAAGAATAAACTTTCGCTTTATTTGCTAAAATTGTAGTTAATTTAGTCGCGATCGCGTTTCTAATTGTAGATAAATTGTTCATATAATTATATTATAGCATTTTTTATATCTTCCGTTATATTATCGATCGCTTTCGCCATTTCTTGATCTATACCCGAGCCGACAGTTTCGAGAGTTCGCTTCATAAAAGGATTAGCTTTTGTTCCTTTCTTTTGAATTGATTTCGCGACCGCGTAAGGATTTAATCCTCTTTTTGCCGACCATTCCATTAACTCTTTAGCAGATACAGGGTGCGGGCGTGTTCCTCCTTCTACTGATCCTCCGTATTTTACGAGTGATTTTAAAGATCCGGCGAAGCGTTGAGTTAAAATATCCCAACGATCGCGAAGATTATTCGTAACTCCGACCGGAGCTTCGGCTTTCTGTCCGGATTTTATTCTAACTAACGAAGCAAAAATAGCAGAATTGATATGTTTTTCTGCGATTGCGGGATATTTCTCCCCGAGTTTTACGAGTTTATTAAATCCTTCTGCTTCATAAGTAATCATATTTTTAAATATTTAAAGAAAGTATAGCTTTTTTGTAGTTGAGAGATCCGATCGCCTGTCCTTTATCGGCACAAGCTTGGACGTTATATTCTACGGAGTTTATAACTAATTTATCTCCGGCTTTTAGATCGCTAACGGAAGGAGTAGTAAAAGAATATCCTCTTCCGTATTGAAGCCCGTTTATAGAGCTTTCATTTTCATTTAAAGGACGTAAATATCCCTTTATTTGAGTAATTTCGGCATAAGTTGATAAGTTGTTCGCGTTACGAGTTGCGCGTTTAACGTGAGCGGTTTTATTGAGAAATAGTTTCATATTATACGAAGTATTTTAATTTATATTTATCGAGTATCGCTTTCGTCTCCGGAGCGATTTCTTTTTCCCAATTTATATTTTGACCTTCGAGACTTTCATTCGAGATCCCTTGAGATTTTCTCTTATTATAAATCTTTCCGGCGATTTCATTACAAAGATTAGTTAGATCGAGCGGGAGAGTGTGAGCTACTTCGTCATTTACTTGATCGAAGTCGATTAAATATCCTCCAGTATAGGAAATAGAAAGATCGTTTTCGTTATCTACGAGATCAAAAGAAACTACTCCCGAAGTTCGCGAAACTATTTTATAATCTAATTCTACTCCGTCTCCGTCTTTTACCCAAGTTACCGCGTCGATAGGAATAGCTTTAAGAAAAGCTTTCGTTTTATTCGCCGGTAAATATTGAGTTCTATCTTTAAACTCGAAAAATCTCCCAGTATATCCCTCTATAAAAGCCGTCGCGAGATTTATACATAGAGTTAAAATATTTTCGTCGTTAGTCGCGTTTAGATCGAGATAATCCGCGAGAATTTCGACACTTGTTAAAGCGTTTGATTTTATTTGCATATATTAAATTATAGCATAGAAAAAAGATAAAATAAAAAAGACCGGATTTCTCCGATCTCTTTTATTTGAGATTAAGCGTTAGCTTGAGCTTCGTCTAAAAGTTTAACTAAATCCACTTTTTTAGCTCCTGTCGGTATTTCTACGTTAAGAGCTGTTAGAGCTTCTTTTAATTTTGTAACTGTTAGATCCGCGTTTGATTTCGCTTCCTCTTGAGTTTCCTCTTCGGCAACTTCTACTCCTACGAAGTGAGCTTCTTTTAGAAAATCCTCTACGTTAGAAATTTCTTCTTCTGTATATAGATTTCCAAGTGAGAAACGATCCTCTCCGCAAGTTAGATTACCAATACATTTATATTTAAGCATAGATTTTCTTTTTCTTTTGGATTAAATTAAGTAATTAGGCAACCATTGAAAGACGAGCGAAAGCTGACGCTTGAAGGTGAGACATCGCAATTCTTGAAGTTACTCTAACTGCTTTTTGATCTGTTTTCAAAAGATTTACATCTGTTGCAGAAATAGTTACTATACCTTCTTGAGCTACGAATACGTCCATTTCGTTTCTAATACCTACCGCGAAGAAGTTTCCGAAATCTCCGTAGAAATATGGAAGCTTTGTAGCGACGAAAGTATTATCTATCCCCGCTTCTACGATAAACACAGGGCGGTTATCGAAATATCCGATCGGAGAGCCGTTAAAATTTACATTCCCAGTATCTCCTTTAACTACAGGATCGGCTGCACGAGCAAGATATCCGTTAGCTGTTTTAAGCTTTCTCATTTTGCCCCAACCTGCCAAAGTAGTTACATAAGCACCATTCGCCGCTGCAAAAGAAGCGACAGTAGTTTGAAGATCGATAAGAGCGTCCGCCAAAGCTACGTCTCCTCCTGCGATTGAAGCTGTAACAGCTCCAACTCCCGCTTGAGTTTTTAGACCAGTATAAACTCCACCTTGTCCGGCGAAAGCTACACGATCGATATCCGAAGCGATAGAAGCAGCGATAACATTTTTCATAAGTTCAACGATATCTACAGTAGCGTCCGCGATTTCCTCGTTAGTTACAAGAGCGATCGCAGAAGCTTTTTTAGTAGCAAGAGCTGTCGGAGTGAAAGCGATTTCTGTTCCTCCTACTGTTGATCCTTCTCCTCCCCAAGAAATTGAAATTCCTGTTCCTACTGACGAAATTCTCATTTCGTTAGAAACCATAGTTTTAATTTTAGCGTTCTTTGTAAGGAAACCATACAAAGGAAGAGCTGAGATAACTTCGTTAGCAACTTCTACCGGCACTAATACTCCACCTTCCGCAAGAGTTCCTCCGTTAATTCCGGCTTTAATAGATCCGTTTAATAGATCTTTAAAGTATTGAGCCATTACAGCCTTTTTATCATTAGCTGGAATTTCTTTTACACTATCCGCGAAAAGATTTTTTACGTTTGTTTTTTGTTCTGCTGTTGCAGTTCCCGCTTTAACGTCCGCGATATCTTGTAATGCTTTGAATTGAGCTTTTGTTAGCTTTAATTTCATAAATTTATTATTATTTTAGTAAGTTTTTAATGAAGGAGAGAGCATTTTCTGACGCTCTATCCTGATTTCGCATTTTTTCTCTTAAATTTTTAAGATCTTCCTTTTTTAAGAGGACATAATCTCCGAAACTTTTATCTCCTGTCTCTTTAACTAAGTTATCGAGTGCGGAGATAAGCGAGTTTAGAGAAGTTATGCCTTCTTCTGCGAAGCTTCTAACGGAAGCAATCCTTTCGAGAGTTGCAGCCGAGAGAGTTCTACCTGCTTTCTCATCGATTATATCAAGTTCCTTTTTATCTGACAAGTTTTTTTCCTCGTCTCCCTCGATTTCGATTTCTACTTCGGCTTCTTCTTCCTCATCTTCGTCATCTTCGAGATCTACTTCGATCTCGTCGCCTTCCTCCTCTTCCTCTTCCTCTTCTTCCTCGTCGATTTCTTCTTCCTCCTCCTCTTCGTCGTCTTTTCCTTCCTCTACTTTTCCGGCTTCCTCTTTTCCTTCTTCGATTTTCTCCTCTTCTTTTTCTTCCTCGATTTTTTCTTTTTCCTTTCCGGCTTCCTCTTTGCCCTCTTCTACTTTTTCTTCTTCTTTAGTCTCGACTACTTCTTCTTTTTTCTCTTCCTCTTTCTTTTCTTCGATAGTTTTAGCTTCTACGAATTCTACTTCTCCGACTTCGTTAGTTTTGAAACCGAGACGGCGGATATTTTCCGCTTCCGGATTAGCGGGGATCTGCACGATAGAAACTTCGAGAAGTTCCGCTTCCGTAATAGTTGGAATTCCGTCTTTAACTTCCGATTTTCGCGGAATGAAGCCAACGGAAACCATATTTAATACTCCCTCTTCTACTAAAGCTTTAACTTTCTGCCCTTTTTCGTTAGCTTGAGAGAAAACTACGTCAATTATCAATTTATTACCCTCGATCGTAATCGCTACGCATTTTCCGATAGCGTTATCAATAGACCACGCGTCGTGTCCGAAAAGGATAATCGGATTTTTCTTATAGTTATCGAGTTGCCAAGCCGTGATCTCTATTCTCTCCCCGTGTCTATCGATCGTATCGGTAGAAGCTACGAAACGGAAAACCGGCTCTTCGTTTAATCCTTTATTTACGATCCCAGTAAAAATTGTATATATTGATTTTGTTTTCATAATTTAATTATAAATAAATTATAGCATACATTTAAATCTTTTTGTAAAGTTTTACTCAAAAACCGCGAGAGTAGTGCATTGACAATTCGGGTGGATCGGAGAATTTACGTCTCCACTTCGGAAAGCTTCCCCGATTTTTACAACTTCTCCCTCGTTCATTAAGCAATCTTCATCTTCGGGATTTACTACCGCCCATTCGTGATATTTAACTCCGGCTTGAAGATATTGTTCTACTGATCCGAAATTAGCGGAAGCGGAGATTTCTGTCCTCGCGATCATTTTAGCTCGAGCGTCTGAAATTCCTATATAAATTTCTTTAACTTTGTCTACGATTTCCGCGTTTGATAATCCCTCCGAGCTTCCTCCGGTTATAGCTTCGAGAAGAGTTTGTTTCGTTGTATCGTTTACGCTCTCCGAGAAGAAAGTAGCTCTTTCTTTTATAAAGTTATTAACTCGAGCGTTTACTTCGAGAGGAGTATCATTTCCGATCGTAGAGTTAGCGTTTTCTGCTCCGGATAGGATATATTCCATAATTTTAGGAGTAATCATAGAAACCCCTACGGAGATTTCTTTTTCCCACTCTTTACCTTTGAAGAAAGCCGAGATTATATTTATATCGAAACCTTTTTCCGCTTTAGAAAGTAGATCTAAAATTTTTCCTTCTTGTTTTTTAAAGTATTTTTGGAGATCTTTAACAAAACTATCCTCCTTCGCTTTGAAAATATTATTCCAAGATTTAACGTGAGAAGCTCGAGCTTCCGGAGTTAAATGTCTAAAGGCTTTTTTTTTTACTTCCGGAGCTTCTCCTTCTTCTTTTACAGAAACGGAGATCTCCCCTTTTTCCATAGTCTCGATAGCTTCTCCCAAAACTTTAGAAAGACCGGCGAAATCTGGAATTTCCTCTTTCCTTTGAGCTTCTCTTATAGTTTTTTGAGTATCTACCGCGATCTCTACGTTAGCGAGAGTATTAAATAATCCGTCCGCTCCGTTGATTTCCGGATATCCTTCTTCTCTACGAATTTCGTTTCGAGTAAGCCATTTATCCACCGCTTGCGCGTAATAAGCGAGCTTCGCTGTTTCGTCTCGCGGGATCGGCGTCCAGTAAGAAAGCTTTAAATCCTCCATTTGATAGAAACGATCTAAAAATTCTTTTTGAAGAGTAAGAGCGATCTGTCTCATAAGAGGATCTACTGTATTCTTCATAAAAACATAGTGAGAAGCTTCGGCGTTCGCTCTATTTACATCTTCTACTATTCCGACTTCGCTTTTTGGTACACCGAAAGCCGAAAGAATTTCGTCGCGAGACATTCTATTTTGTTCTACGAAATCGATATCTTTTTGACTTGAAGAGAGAGCGACGAATTTCATTCCACCGCCGAGAAATCCTATCTTGTGAGCGTTATCTACTCCTCCGTATTTAGCTATAAAATCTTCTTGAATTCTCTCGATATCCTCTTCGGTTAGATCTTGATCTGTAGTAAGTAATCCGTCCGGTCGTGCAGAGTTTTGGAAAAAGCCGAAATTCCACTTTCGAGAAGCTTCGTCAATTTCTACTGTATTCGAAATAGCCGATAAAACGGAAGCTCCCAAGTGAGCGAGAGGATAAGGAGCGTTCGGATTAAAGTTTTTAAAATGGATTATATCGGAAGTTGGAAATTGTATTTTTCCGGCTTCGTAATAAGCTATCTCCATAGGATTAGCTTTATTTATTACTGGACGCATTAAGCCAGGGGAAACAGGGAAGAGTTTAGCGGGATTTCCTTTTCCGTTATTATCGCGAGCTACATAAATATAAGCGTTTCCGGTTAGATCGAGAAAAGTTTGTATAACTTCGAAATCTAAATCTTCGAGCATTGATAAAATATCGTGTTTTTCTATATCTTCTCCATTTTTAATCAAGCGGAAATTTATCATAGAAACCGACTTCCCTCTCGCTTTAGTTGCGGTATATACCCAATTTTTATAATATCTTAATCCGTTTATATTTTGAGAGAAACTTATATTTGAAACGAGAGAGATCCCCGCCAAGCTATTAACGGCGTCCTTTGCTTTAGATTTAAAAAAGTTTAATAATTTCATAATTTAAATTATAGCATAGTTTTAAACTTTAAAGCCATACCGCGAAAACTCTCTTCTTCGTAGATTTCTTAAAATAACATCTCATTATAAAGTTATCGAGCCAGTCCGGAGAGCGACGGAGAATTTCTTTCATTTTATCTTTAGAAATAATTTTTAAAGGTTTATCGTCTTTATTATCCGTTTTCAAAATCGCTAATTCTTCGGTTATGATATTTTGAATATTAATATCGGTTATTTCCGTAGCGTCGATTAGTCGATCGTTTACTAATTTCGCCAGTCTATAAGCGCATTGATCCTTTAAACTCACGTAATTCTCTTTCTTTTTAGTTTCCTCGTTAATTTGAGTGGAAGCGTTAGCTATAAATCCTACGCATTTTAAATGATCTACTACTCCTCCTCCTACTCCTACTTCATCGACGAGAATATTTTTAAGAGCGACGTTAAACTCCGCTTTCCATTCGCGGATAATTCTCTCCGTCTCGTCTGTCCCCTGCTTCGAGAAGGTTTTAGCTCGAAGGATTTTATATCCTTGCCAAAGTGAAATAGTAACAGTATCTTTTCCGAAACGAGCGACGTCGGAAATTATAAAATAATCCTCCTTCGGATCTACGTTTATTTTATTTCTAAACATTTCCCCGATATTTGAATACTCGATCATTGTTCGCGGATCGTTATCGTAATTCCAATTCCCATATAAAAGACGCTCTTTAAGAGGTATATCGTCGGAGTTTTCGAGATTTTTAATATACGAGCTATCGATATAAGAGTTATCCCCAACGAGAGACGGGATAAAAGCTCTATTCGGTGGAAGCTTCCCTTCCATAAAAGGCTCGTAGAATTGAGCTTTTAGCCACCCTTTCGATGGATTACACGTCATTAACATTCGAGGTTTTAATCCGTTCGCGTCGAGATTATAACGAATACGAGTTTTTAATACGTTTTTTACCTTGAGAGCGATCTCTTGAGTTTCGTCGATAAATACGAAAGAGTATTCCGTAGATCCGAGACGATCGACTTCCGGATCGGAAGCTTCGTATTTGAGATATTTAAAATATACTTGAGAGCCGGTTTTATAAAAAGTAAAAACTTTATCTTGTCCGTTATAATCATAATCGACGCCTTTAACTAATCCGAAGCGTTTTAAAACTTTTCGGAAAGTTAGTAGAGTAGTAGTCTTTAAATTTTCCCATTCCTCGCGACCAATAAGACCGCGAAAATCTTTATATTTAATCGCTTGGATAATTGAAAAGCTACAGCCGAAATCGGTTTTCCCTCCTCCCGCTCCTCCTCCGAAGAGAAGTTCGTCTATATCGTTATCCTCCGTAAGTAGAAGGAAAGCTTCTTGTTGCTTCGGTTCGAGTTGCCATTCTATTTTTCTCGCCATAATTTTTTTATTAAATGTATAAATAAATGTAGTCTTTCGTATTTAGTATATTCTAAACATTCCGGACATTTAAAGACCTTCATATTACTTTTTCTTTTTAGGAGCGTTGAAAGTGATCTTTATTTCGTCGATCTCGTTATCCTCCCCGAGATTTAATCCCGCTCCCTGCTTCCCGTCTACGCGATTAAAAATCTCTTGAATAGCTAAAACATTCCCTTTTACTCCGGAATTAAGAAGCCCGAGAGTAACGGCTTGTTGATAGGACATTTTTATCCCGTTTATTTCCATAGGTTTTCCGGTTTTATCTTTTACGATCTCTTGAAGCATTTTCTTTAAAATCGTAGACATTAACGGAACACCTTTTGGACGCCCGTTCGGATTTCCCGACTGTCCTTTCTTAAAAAGATTTTTTTTAAGAGCTTCCGGAATTTCTTTTTTCTTCTTTTCTGTTTGAGCCGTTGCTAAAACAGGAGAAGCCGGATTTTCTTTATTAGGTTTTATTTCCTTTTTTTCCATATTAAAATTATAACATAATTATAATATTTTGATTACTTGTGCGGAAAGATCGGCCCTGCCCCGTCTCTTGAAGAATGGAATTCTCCCGTTCTACTAATTAAACTATTTCCGCTTGTTCTCCTTTCGGAGATTATTTTTTAATTATAGCACGTTTTAGATCTTCATCGAAGAAGTAGAGGAATTTATATTTCCCTTTATTGAGCCAAAGATCTGCTTTTGGATCTACGTTTTCGCGAAGCCAGTTTATTTTTAGAGAATTAACTCCGTATTTTTTATGGAGCGTTCGGGAGTGGATTTTCTCCCCGTGGATTATATAAGAGTTTCCTTTCTTATTTTCGGAAACGATCCCTTCTAAATACCAATTCCCCGCCCGATAAATTATTCCTTCGTGTCCTTGATCTTTATCTGCATAGGAAACGATCATTTTAAGCGACGGAAAATCTTTTTTTAAGAGCTTTAGAGTTATAGCTACTATACGAGAAACCGGAGTTTCGTGTTTAGTGAGAGCTACTCTAACTAATTCGCAAATTTGAGTTTGATTTAGTTTATATTTATTCCCGATCTGTGGACATACTCCCGAGCCGTAAATAACGACGCCGATAAATATATCATTTTCCCATACTCCGAAGCGGACAGTCTTTCCCCCTGGAATTGATTTCGAATAGTGAAATTTCTCGCAGGAAAATTTTGCGACGTCGTGAGAGACGTATCCGATTTTAAGAGTTGATTTCATATTTTAGTTAATACCTCGCGGATCATTGTTCGAGTTTGAAGGAGATCTCTATATTTCGGATTTAAGAAAGAAAAACTAATATGTCCGATATAATCCATTTCTTTTTTAAGCTTCTTTTCTAAATATTTAAAATATCTTTTATAGAAAAATCTTATTATTATGTTAGATTTTTTATAGTTTTCCACAATTCGACGCGCACGGCTTTTTGTATCTTTATTTTTTGTTTGCATATTCGTCTTTTATTTTATCGATAAGATCCTCGAGAGAGAGATCTTCATTTTGTTTTAAATATCGATTTATCGCTTTTAATATATCGCGGAAGTCTGCTTCTCGTAGATTTCCGAGATCGCTTTGATCCTCGAGATCCGTTTGATTAAAACTTATAAGATCGGCTTTTTCTACTCCGATATTATAAAGAGAGAAGTCGAGTTCGCCTGGATCGATCCCGAGCAAAAATTCATTTACGGAATTTTTTGTAATCTTTCCATTTTGAGAGGAGATAATCATAGCTAACTCGAGAGCTTCCCTGTGATTTTCCGCTTCTACTTCTACGAAGGGGATCGGCTCGAATTCCTGTCCTTCTTCGACAAGCTCTTTTATAGCTTTATATCTTCCCGCTCCGTCGAGGATAAATTTATTCCATATAAATATAGGAAATCGGAAACCTTTTTTCATTAAAGAATTTTTGATCTTCGAGACGTCTCTCCCTTCTACTTCTTTTAACTTATTCGGCTCGTAATTTGTTAATAAATCCTTTACTTCTAAAGTGGTTTTAATGTTTTTTGATCGATTTTTTATCATATTATTTAATTAGTTCTGGGTTTTCGTATATGTTGCCGATGATTTCACTTTCTGTTTCCATATCGTAAGGGATAAATCTATCTCTGTGCCACTCCACAATTTCTAACAATCTGTCTTGACCTTTATTATCTTTGTGGTTTCTGTAAAATTGTAATATATCCCCCTCATAAATTTCTTTTCCATTTTTGTCTTTGAGTCCTGTGTATTGCATAAATGCAAGTGCCTGACTATCAAAGTCTTTGAAGTTAAATGCACTTTTTAGTATTTCCATAGACAACATAGTTTCACTATCAACCCCCCACGCTCTAAATTTTATTTCTCGCATATTATTTTTTCTTCCCTCCGAAGAGGAAAACTGAAACTTCGCCTATAATATTTTTACAAGTAGCTATCCCGATATCCGTAAAATTTTTATCGTGATTATTTGCGTAGTGAGTTGGAGAATTTTCGAGAGCTTTCATAGTAGATCCGGCGTTATCGAAACCGAGAGCGAGATTTTCTCCCGCGTAAGAGAAATTATTTTTTTTAATTTTAAAAATTTTATCAGAAGGAAAACCGCTGTGCGACCATTCTTTCATATTTTGACATCTCTCTTCGGCGATCTTTTCGAGTTTTACGTTATAAGATAATTTATCTTCTCTAACGGCGTTTAATAAAATAAATAAAGTTGTTGTTGCTATCATATATATTTAAATTATATCATAAAAATAAAAGAAAAAGCTATCCTTTTGGGGATAACTTTTTCTCTAAAATCGAGCTTCGAGAGAGTGAAACCGATTAAAAAATATAGCGTAAAGGAAAGCTACTCACTACCTTTACACGATATCATTATAACATTAAGACTTGAATATTACCACCATAGAAGGAAATGGAGCCGAATTTTTAGACCCACCGAATTTTAACCTCCCGCGAATAAAACGAATTTCCGATTTATTATAAATGTAGTCGTGAAAGTATCGAGTATCTGTCCTTGAGGGAATTAACATAACGACTACCCCCCCCCCCCTCGTTTCACTTGCCTTTTTTAACCCATTTTATAATATCTCTTCCGTAAGGTGGATTACAAAATACAATTTCATTATCCCAACTTTTAGAAAGTCCATCGTCTTCTTGAGTGAAATACTTTTCGCATTTATGATTTTCTTTATTAGCGCACGGATCGAGAGTGAATTTGAATTCTTGATTTAATTTATCGAAGAAGTCTTGAGGAGTTGCCCAGAGATCCGTATTACTTGAGAAAAGAGCTTTATTTATTGTCATATTTTTATGCGTCTGCGGAATTATTTATCATTTCGCTACTTGTAAAGCGTTCGGCTTTTTTCTGTGAGAGTATCGACTGAATAAACATTATAACAGTTTTACAACCTTCGAAAAGAGCTTCGTCTTGATTTTTAATAAGTTCGAGAATAACGAGTTCGCTTTTCTTTTCCGATAACATTTCCGAAGCTTCCGCTCTCGCCTGTGTTACCTTATAGCCGGGGTTTGCATCAAGAATTGAAAGCGTGATCGCTTTTTCTTCTTGAGAGAGTATATTCTCGAATATATCTCTTTCCCCGCGAGATCTTGCCGCTCTCTGCCCAAAATATGGAAGTATAGAAGCGAGAGCTCCGCCCATTCGGAGAAGAGTATTCGGAGAAATTACATCGGCTTCGTGAGAGAATAAGAAATCGGCTGTTTGAAAGTAACGATCGATCATTTCATTTTCTGCGCGTAGCTCTTTAACTGTTTTAATTTTAGAGTTTTCTTCTGAAATTTTATCTTTAAAAGATTTCATATTTTGAATATTACTCTATAAAAAGACCAAGCTATTAAAGTTATTCCGATCGTTGCTAAAGGATATCTATAAAAACAAGCTATATAAGCAAAGACTACTCCCATAATTACCGCTCCGATTGTAATAAGAAAAAGAAAAACGGCGATTAAATTTAACATAGTTGTTATATAATTATACATAATTTTTCTGTTTTACGTTAATAATCCAACAGGATTAGAAGGGGATATCTTCGGCTTTGATTTCCTCTCCGTAATCGATCGAGATTTCCTCTTTCGGCTCGTTAGAAGTTTCCTTTTTAGGATTATTCCCGAATTGGAAATTCTCGACAAAAATTTCCGTTCTATAATGTTTAACTCCGTCTTTCTCCCAGTTTTTTGTTTGAAGTCTCCCCTCGATATAGATCGAGTGTCCTTTTTTTACCCATTTCGCGATTGTCTCCGCGGTTTTCCCGAAAGCTATAATATTATGATATTCTACTTCCTCTTTTTTCTCCCCTTGCTCTGTCCTCCAACTCCTATTCGTAGCGATAGAAAAGTTAGCTACTTTAGATCCGGAAGGAAGAGCTTTAAGTTCTATATCGCGAGTAACATTTCCGACTAACATCGTTTTATTTAAATACATATATTTTTAATTTTTAAATGTGCTAATAATAATATCCTCATAAATTCTAACTCCCTCGATCTCTCTCTTTCCGAGAGAAACCGCCATTTTTATTTTATCAACGTCGGGAGATAAGAATTCTACCGGCACTTTTTCCGGATTTATAACTTCAAATTTCCAGACTTTTTTCCCTCCGGTTTTTCCTCCTCCCTCTGATTTTGAAATAAAAGACGGACGCTCTACGCTTTCGATAGTTTTAATGATCGGAGCTTTCCCTTCGGCTTCTCGCTTCGCGTTTTTTGCTTCCTGTTTAGCTATCCTTTTATCTTCCTCTTCTTTAGCTTTTCTTTCCTCCTCGAGTAGATAGTTAGCTATCCCTCTTTTAAGTTTAGAAATACCGAATTCGAGCTTTTCTGTAAATGGTTTAAACTTTGAGTTAATTGTTTTAACGTGATCGTTTAAAGGTTTTACGAGAGAAGTTCGAGTATCTTCGAGAGCGTCGAGCTTCTTTTTAAGATCTACCGCTAAATCCGAAGCTCTCTTTCGATCCTCTTCGGTTTTAATAATAATGTTAGAATTTTGAGATAAAAGTTCTACGTCTTTTGTAGCTTCATCGATTTGTTTTGTTGGAATTTCCATATATATTTTTTAATTTAAGTTTGCTAATAGTGATCCGTCCTCGATCTGATCGATTATCGGAATAAGAGTATCTCTCTCGAAATTTTTTAAATATTCTACGCTCCTTTTTGTCGGGAAGATCTGTAAAGGTTTTTTAGCGTTTTTATTTAAATCTATCCAATGAAGATATATTTTCGGAGAGCGTTTATAAAGCTTCCAGACCGCCCACGCTTGGAGATCGAGTTGTAAATCATCTTCTACTTTTACTTCCTCCCATTCTCTTTTGCCAGTTTTATTTTCGACTACTACGAGAGGGGATTTAATAAAGCCGTCGAGAGTTACGCGAATTATATATCCGTTAATTGAGACTTTTAATTCTTTCTCGTAATCTTTCGACTTCATTATTTGACGCTTTGCTTTTTTTAGTCGATCGATTATATAATCTTCGACTTCAAGCTCCGCGAGATAATTTATAGCTTCTTCGTTTCCGGAGTAATACTCCGAGAATATCGTTCCGATCATCATCGGGAGAGTTGTCTCTCCTATACCGAGAATATACCTTTCGTAAAATTCCCGTGGACTTTTCATAATAGAAACGATTTGAGAAGAGGATAAAACTCTATCGTTAGGATAAAGCTCTTCCGAATTATACTGTCTCTGTAACTTCTTCTTGATCTCCTCCATTTTCTGCTTTAGATCCATATTTTTTATTTATTATCGAGAAAATCTCTTCGACTATTCCTTCCGTTGGAAGTGAGAATATATCCCCGTCATTCATAAGAGAAGTAAAAGTAGCTTGATCCGGAGTTAAATCGATTATTTTCGCTTTAGCTTCTTGATATGGACGGCTCTTTTCTTCTTCTGTATAAAGTTTAGAATTCTCTAATTTAGCTATAAATTTAAGAAGAGACATCGGCGACTTTTGATCTCTAACTCCCATTACGAGAGTATAAGCTTTAGGATAATTAGATTTTAATTCCTCGATAGTCATTTCTGAAATAGTTTTTTCCGGAGTGATAACTTTAGGAGCTTGAGAATTAGAAACGGGAGTATCTGATCCGACTTGATCCATTTCTTCCGAAGAGTAAATTCCCGAAAGATCGTTAGGAAAAGCTTTTCTTAAAGCGAGAGCTTCGGCAACTTTCGCGATCATAACTTCCGGCATTTTTTTCCACATATAACCGGCGTTTCCGTCCTTCGCGTAAGAAGTCCATTTCGCGATTGCGTAAAGTGGTTGCGTAAACCCTTTTTTATAAACTCCTACTTTACAAGCTATCGGATTTCCGACCGCCGTCCATACCTCTACCCATTTTCCTTCTTTTGTTAGAAATTCCGGTAAAGTTTGCCCTTGATAATTTCCGGATCTTTCCGCGATTAAACGAAAGCCGTCGATTGTAGCTTGAATAGAAATTTTATCTTGAATTTTAGTCGCGTAGATTTGACGAGAAAAAGGATCAAGTTGCGTTCTTTTACATTGAGCGATAAAAAGAGAAAGCTCGTCATTTGTAATCCCTTTCGGAGCGATAGTTTTTTTAATTAAATCTATTTGCTCGATTGAGTAGTTGTTTGTTGTTGCTAATTTGTTTTCCATATATTTTTTAGAGATTATAGTAGATTTTTAATGCTTTTTTTAGATCCGATCCTTTAATTTTATAAACGGCTCTTTTTGAAACTCCGATCGGAATTTCCTTTTTTACTTTGAGAAGTCCACGCTTAACGACGTAATAAAAAATAGAGTGTCCTCCAACTATACCCTTTTTTCTTTCTTTTAGGAAGAGTTGGTTTTTTACTACGAAATCAGTATCGAAAACGTCTCCGTCTCCGATTGTTTGAATAAAATTATTTATTCTTATTATTTGATTTTTCATATATTTTTTTAATCGGTATTTAATACCTTATATATATTATATACTTTATATAATTTTAATCAAGTAAAAAATTGGGGATAACTATTTTCTTTTAAGCTCCGCTACTTTCCCTATATAATATCTGATTTTTTCGACGAAATCCGTATATTCCCAATGCTTCCCGATAAACTTTCTTCTCCTTTCGAGATCTAAAACCGCTTCTTCTCCGTATTTACGAATTAAGTTCTGTCTCATCGGGATTAAATGATCCGCGGAAAATCCGTTACATTGTCCGCATTCCCCGTTTACGTTTTTCTCGTCGAAAATAAGATCGTTAGAGCTTCCTCCGGCTGCAACGTAATGCCCAGCTTGTAGATCCTCGTATTTCCTATAATTCCCGCAAGAAATACATTCTCCACGATCGCGGAGACGAATATATCTCGCGAATATTCCCCATAACATACCCTTTAAAACTTCTTGTTCTGTCGGAAGCCCTTTCCCTTGAGCGTATCTCGAAACTGGTAATATTTCCGAGTTTGGAAAGTCATACTTAATACGGACGCTCTTAAAAAGCTCCCGTCTCTTCGCCGACATCTCCTTTTTTTCCGCCGTAGATTTGAATTTTACCCGCATAGTTGATTTTTTTTAGCTTCCTCGCTCCGTTCTACCTTTTAGAGCTTTTAGCTCCATATAAGCGAATTTTGAGCGTTTTAGAAGCTAACACTTGTTTTTTTATCTTCTTCTTTTTGTTTATTGTTAATTTTTGCGACTACTGTTCGAGAGATAGCATTTTTCGCCTTGATCCAGTTATTTTTTAGCTCCTTCGGATCGGTAATATTCGGGAAGAAAGGGATCGTCATTTGTAACTCTGGAATTTTCTCGATAGTTTTTAAAACCTTTTCGAGACCATATTCCTCGATTACGAAATCGCACGCCTTCCGCATATCCTGTCTTCCGTAGTAATCTTTATTCTTCGGATCTACAAATTTAGCTAAAGCTTCGATAACCTTCGGGATATCAAGCGAATGTTTTAATTCGCTTCCTGTGTTATTCTTTGTTCTTTTTACTTTATTCTTATTATATTGTAAGTTATTAAATTTTTTAACATCAAGTTGTGAAATTTTTTGACTACTGGTTGTTAAAAATTTTAACAACTGAATTTTATTTATCTTGTAGAAGTTTCGAGCAGGAGATCCCGCGAGTTTTACTGAAATTAGATCTTTTTCCTTGAGAAGCTCGATAGCGTTTCTTTGTTTATGGGGAGACAAGCCGAGATCTATTTCTAAATTACTTTGAGTATTAAAGAAATATCCCTCTTCGTCGAGTTCGCCTTTTAACTTGAAATAATCCTCTTTCGAAATAAGATCCGAGAGAATTATAGCAGTCTCCAAGCCCAACTCTCGAGCAAGAGCTTTGTTTACGTTCCAATGCGCGTCAATACCAAGAAGCGAAGAGAAGTTAATCTCTTGCACATCGAAATTATTATCCATAATTTTAATTTATTCTGTCTTTTAATGATTTCGACGCTTGGAATTTTACCTTCGAAACTACACGAGAATTTATCTTTTTCCCAGTCTTTGGATTACGAGCATTTTTTAGAGTATAAGATTTAACGTAGAATTTCCCGAAATGTCCTATATTTACAACTCCTTTTTCTAATTCTAAAACATTAGAGATTGTTCTAAAAACATTTAAAACTATTTCCTCGACTTGAGACTTTGTAATCGATCTACTCCCCGCGAGAGTATCATTATATATTTTTTCTAATAGATCCTTTTTATTCATAAATTTAATTTAATAAAAGTTGTTTACTTTTTTCTATGAAGAGATCTTCCGAAGTAGCACCTCTTAAAACTCCTTTTAATTCCTCGAGCTTTTTTTCCGGAAGATTTCCGAAAGACTTTCTATAATCTCCGAAATCCTCCCCGTTTAATTTAGCTCCTCGATTATATCCGAGACAAGCTCCATAATCTGGAAGAATTGATATAATATCTTTTCCTCTAAAAGCTCCTTGCGGAATTATAACGTCCGTTTTATTTGCGAAAGCCCATAAAACACGCGGAAGCTCCTCCTCTGTTATAGTTGGATTTTCCGCTTCGTTATCGTAAGAGAGACGCACTTTGTAATAAATTTTCTTCATATATTTTTTAATCGGCTTTCGCCTTATTTTTAGTATAACAGAAAAATTCTATATTTTTATAGATTATTTTCTGGAATTGTTGATAACTCGATTTTATAGTAATTATAAAACCTTTTTTTTAGATATTCCCTTCCGGCTTCCTGCTTCTCATAAGTGATAATTTTAAAATATTCTCTAACATCGCAATCGCTTTGCGTTAAAAGAAGTAACTTATTTGTCGCGATCCATTTCGGCTTTACGAAAGATCCTTCCGGTTTTCTTTTCTTCGGGAGATAGCACTCGTAAAGTTCGAAGAGTTCCGTTTCCGCGGTTTTAATAAATCTTTTAAAAACTACCTTTCCGAATATTAAATTTTCCATATTAT